GCTGGTGCTGATCGTGACTTGTCCGTCATCGGCCAGCAGAATTTCCGGCGCGTTCACCAGCGCGATGATGTTGCCCAAGGTCGGGCTGCCCGAGAGCTTCGCCGACATCGACGTGATGACAGGCAGATCCCACAGGACGCCGCCCTTCAAGCCGATACCGGGGAACGCGGGCTGACCGAGCGGATTGAGCATCGCGCCAATCGCCAGGGCCTGTGTCGGGGGCATGATCCACACGCCTTGACTCGGGTCCAGGTTCGCCGCGATCCACGCACCGAATAACGTCTGGATGTCGGTGCGCAACGCTGCCGCGTCGGCGCCGGATGGCGTCACGGGCGTAACACCATTGAGCACCGAGGCCGGCGACACGTTGGCAACCGCCGCGATGTCCGGATCCAGGAACTGCGTGTCCAGGAACTGAGCGATTGCTTTCGCGAGGTCGTTGCGAACGAGCAACTCGGCCGAGGGCGAGGAGCTGCGCACCAGCTCGTCGTCGATTGCCACGAGGCCCGCCGCCTTGGCGATGCCGAGCGTGGTGGAAGTCGTCCCGAGCTTGCTGACCGGAACCGGCTGCCCTTGCCCGACCCAAAATGCGGACGAGCCAGCGTTTTGGCCGGCTACCCGCACGTTGAACGGGATCTGCGTCAGGCCAGGAATGCGGCCCAGGATCGTTTGCGGGCGCAGGAATTCGATGAATTCATTCGCCAGGTTTTGCGCATACACCAGCTCGGCCGCCCATCCTGCGGTGGTCGTGTCCCCGGCAGCGACTGCGGCTTTCAGGACGGTCGCCAGTTCCGGCGTGGTGTCCATCCAACCTTTGTTGTTCTGCGCGATGGAGAGCGCATCGTTCAGGTTGCCGCGCGCACGCAACAGCGCCATCGCGTAGCGAGCCATTCTGACGCCCGGCTCCACGTTCGCTTTGACACTGATGATGCCGCTCGAAACCGTGCGAGCCTGCGAGCCTGCTACGGGACCGTCGATTTTCGAGGGGGCGAGCGGCACTGCGCGCTCGACCATTTGCGCCTCGTGATCTTTCAGGCGCAGCAGGTGCTCATCGACCGTCTTAACTTCGGCTTTGAGCGCATCGTATTCCTGCGTTTCTGCTTCGTTCAGGGTGCGGCCCTCATCTGCCGCCTTGCCCATGATTTCGTCCATGCGTGCGCGGCTGGCCGCGCGTTTCGCCTCGAAGGAGGCGATCTGTTCTGCAATCGTTTTCATTTCAGGGTTTCCTTTCGGGAAGTTGGGTCGTGTTCCCGAAGCGCCGGGAGCGGAGGACAAGCGCACGACGAGGCGCTGCTTTTCACCGGACGCGGCGAGCAGTGCTTCATCTGCGGACTTGATGGTGGTAATCGTTGCGTCGACGTTCGCGGGGATCGTCACGCAGGAGAGTTCGAGCCACTCCCATTTGAGGAAGTGTTCGGCCCAGGAGTCTTTAATCTGCGCGGATTCGAGCGGGCTGAACCCGATCGACATCCCCTTGACGAGCTTGTACTTGACGGACTGCCAGGCGGCGTCGATGCGGTCTTTGAGCGCGCCGGGCTCGAGAATTTTTGCAAACTGCGCCTTGAAGGTGATGCCCTCGGGCGAGGCTTTTGCCGCGATGACTTCGCCGACCGGCTCGCGCGAGTTGTGCTGCCAGAGCAGCGGGAGCGGGAGCTTGAACTGGGCGCCCTCCGGCTCGACGATATCGCCCATGCGGTCGGTGCTCGGCGTGGTCGCGATGCCCTCGATGACGCGCTGTTCCTCGTCAATGCTCTTGATGCTGAAAAGGCTGTAGGCTCGTTTCATGGTTGTGGCTCCAGAAATGAAAAAGCCGCCCAGGAGGCGGCTTCGGGGGTGGATCGGTGAAGCGGTTAAACGAACAGCAGTTGAAACTTTTTCGCGGGCTGTGGCGCAACGCCCATGACTCCGACGCCCATGAATAGAGCGCACGCATCGTCGATCTTGTCTGCGCTGCGCTTTCTGTCGGGCGCCATGTTCAGGTTCTCGTCGCGCCGTGGTGTCACGTTCGAGGCGCACCAGTTGAGCACCGCATCGCCGCCGTGGCGCAGGTTGCCTGCCAGGTAAAGGCGCTCGGTTTCCTGCATTGCCGGGTGGTAGGACTTCGTGCCCTGGCGGAACTCCTCAAGTATCGAGGCGGTCTTGCCGTCGGCTAGCTTTCGGTCGGGCAGCTTCGGTTTCAGGCGATTGATCAGGTCGCGGATATTCCAAGGGTCGTACCCGATGACCTTTGGCTGGAAGCGAATGCACAGCTCCAGGATGTCGCGTTCCACCATCGCGTAGTCGATCACGTTGCCGGGGAGCTGCGTGATCAGACCGGCGGCGACCCATCCCGCATACGGCACGGTTCCGCGCTCGGTGCGCTGCGCAACAGCATCCACCGGCACCCACCGGCGTCCCCAGGTGTACACGATCCCATCGAAGCGCCACACCAGGCGGAAGGCCATCAAGTCGGTCGTCGATGCGCCGTCAATCCCGCCCCAACAATCCTTGCCTTCGAGAAATTCGAGGTCGACGGGACCGTTGCAGCGTTTCCAGCGTTCAATGTTGAGCCAGGTGTTCTCGGCGGCAGCCTGCCGATTGAGCCGCTTGATCTTGAACTCAGCGTGCCGGCCCGGCATCTGCTTCGCGTCTGCGGCAGCTTTCGTGATCTCGCGCTCCAGGATGGGGTTCACGTCCATCAGCGGGTTTGCTTTCGCCCATTTCGATGCATCGAAATCGCCGTCCGCTTCACGATATCCAGGCTGCCCAGGCTCCCCGATCTGATCATCGAGCGCGTATATCAGCGCGAGAAAGTGGTCAGCATCCAGGATTCCGTTCAATATCTGGTGCGCGTAGTGGCGCATTTCGGGCCAGGGGCCCGGCGTTTCGTATCCCTCGGTCGTGGTGTAGAGCCACAGCGCATTAAGGCGCGCGCCGGCTGCGGACTGCAGCACGTTCAGCAAGTCGTGATTCTTGTGCGCGTGGATCTCATCGAGCGCGACGTGCGATGGGTTCAGTCCGTCCTGCGTCGAGGCGTGCGCGTTGATCGGCTTGAAATTGCCGCCCACATCCCAAGCCACAATCGCGCTCGCGAACACTTCCAGGCTGAACGCGTCGCGCAAGTCGCTCGTGGCCTCGACCATTCGCCGCGCTATGTTGAAAATAATCCGCGCTTGGTCGCCGGTCGTCGCGGCGGTGATCACCTGCGGTCCTGGCTCTGGCTCGTAGCACAGGCAGTACAGCAGAATCGCCGCCGCGAGCGTGCTTTTCGCGTTCTTGCGCGCAACCGCAAAGAGCGCGCTGGTGAAGCGGCGCGTGCGGTCGTTATTCCTGAACCCGAACAGGTTCACCAGAAAGAAGATGTGCGCCGGGTGCAGCACAATCGTCGGCGTTTCCCACTTGCCCTCGACGTGGGGGAGCTGCTCGATAAACTTGCAGACCTCGCGCGCGTGCGTTGGCGAGAACTTGAACGGGCCGTTCTTTTCCGCAGCGCGCTTCCGATCTTTCAGATAGCGCGCAGCGGCGAGTCGGATCCACTTGCAATTTTTGTCGTTGTCAACGTCAGCTATGGCGTCCCGAGCGTATTCGTTCGCGATGACTAGAAAGTCACGCTCGGCGAGGTTCCTTTTTTTTGCCGCCATCAATCAAGTCCAAAAAACGATTCGATTTTTTCTTGCCACCGACAGGGGCGACGCGCGAGCGCGACGAAGGCGTCATTCCGAATTCGGTTTCGGCCTTGTGCATAAACTCGGCAGCTTTGTTCGACACGGCGAGATAGGGGTTCTGGATCGGGAAGCCGGAGCCCGGCGCGATCAAGACCTCACCCTGCTTGGCGACCATGCTCTCGGCGTTGAGGTAGCGTCCGAAGTGCTGGCAGTATTTCGCGAAAGCACCAAGGTCGATCTCGGTGATCATGCCGTTGCGAACGAGCTTGGGGAACTCGACCGCCCACACCGCTTTGCCCTCGCCGCTCATCCACTCTGGCGGCGGCGTCGCTTCGGTCACAAGGTCCGGCTGCGGCTCGGCCTCTGGTAGCGCACGGTGTCCAGGCTTGCCCGCGAGCAATTTCAGATGCGTCGGCTTCGGTTTTCGACCTGCACGCATGGCTCGCCTAAAAATAGTTGAAAATAATGTGGGGTTTGCCTCTGAAAAGACCGATGCCCGTAAAGCGGCGTATAGCCCGCGTACGCCTTTTTTGAGCTTTCCCTTACTAACCTACCGCCACACCTGCGCAAAAAAGATCACTAAAACAAAAGTTTAGAAGTGCATTTTTCGCTCTACCGCCGGAGAGAAACATGCCAATTCACTGCTCAAAATCCTGGCACGATTTTGGCCGTGCGCAAGATGGAGAGATTCATGCCAACTGCGCTTTTTCGGACATGGCACGATTCTCTTCGCGTGCTCGCCGGAGAGTCTCATGCCAACTCAGTGTGTCGTTGCCGTCGTCACCCCTGGCACGATCCTCTCCGCGCGCTTGGCAAAAACTTTCGGGTATTCGATTTTCGTGATTGATTCATTTTTGCGCAATGCGATAACAAGTATGGATCGCTGGACTGTGATTTCGCGACGGTCTCACGACGGCCATGTGCGGACGGTGGCTATTCCCGCCCAAGCAGTCACTCGCGTTTCGGTGACGCGAGCTAATGGAGCGCATAGGAGTGCTCTGTCGCGCCTTCATAACGGCGTATCAAATTGGCGTACTATCCTTCGCAAGGTATCCCTAGGCCCCGGTTAAGCACACCGGACGTTATCAAGGCGTTGGCAGCAATGATTGCAAATCTCGTTTCCGGGCTACTTGGTGCACTTCTCGCGTCACTCTTGACCGTGCTGTACCTGTGGGTGGCGGAAGTAAGAAAACTGCGTGGCGAAACCTTCGTTGAAGTTGCCACATTTTTGGATGAGACCTGGCAGCTCGTGCAGAACATTCAGGCGTTCCTTGACCTGGCGGACCATTATGCTAAGAACGGTTTTCCGGACGGCGACACGGCAGACTGGGTACAGCAGCAGTCGCGTCGCAACTCGGAAACCCGCCACAAGCTCACCCAGCAAATTAATTCATCACGAATTAACGCGAAACTCGCTTACGTCTATGGCGAAGGAATAGAACTCAAGCGCTTTGCCGAAGTGACCGCTCTTCTGAGGCCAATAGTTACCCAGAAACTATCGCGACGTAAGGTTGCCGATTGGTCGGCAAATTCTGCGGAACTTCATGAGTTCTTTAAGAGCCAACTCGACCCTGCAAGAGCGCGGCTAGAGCGACAGCTCATGACAGGTACACGAATTCGAACGATATTGACGCAACTTCCGCGCGTGCTGGAGGCCGCGCTCAAACCGGAGCCACCGAACGATTAGTAATCGGACCCCATAAGTGTCGCTCCTGATTGGGGGTTAAATTCCTCAGAGTACCCCACGGTCATCTGTCCGTACTATCATTACATATGCGGACAGGCATCTAGGGCAGGATCCCAATAGATCGGATGGTTACAGCGGAACGATATGCTCTGCGATTTCTAATAGTACGGACCGGCGGGTCCGTTGAATAACTGTTAAAGGGCAGTAATGACCATCTTTGCGTATTGGTCGCAACTGACTTCGGGTGAGACGGTTCACCCGGAGGACCTGGGCGTATTGGAGCAACGTCCCCACTCATTTCAAACTGACCTCCCACCAGGCCACATCAGTGGCCCACTTCGTACCGCGCCAGTGGTGATCTGCTACGGCAACCCAGGTTACGACGACGATGATCGACGCGCTGCGCAAGATCCTATTAAGTGGGCACTGCTCGCGAAGCAGAAAGAAGGGACCGAACCTTATCCGATGTGGCTGCCTGGCTGGAGGAAATGGATAACTGAAAGAACAAAACAGATCGATCTGTCCTCCGATGCCTTGAGCCACACAGTTGCGACGTTCAATATCGTTCCCTACGCGTCCGTTCGAATGAACGAGGCGGAAGTCAGGCTCGCCGAACGGCTACCGAGCGTCCATGCAGCGAGGAGCCACCTTCACAATGTGTTGGTCCCAAAAGCGACAAGAGGGGAGATCTTCTTAGTGATAGTTCGAAAGCATGCGCTGTGGCAAGTTGATGGCATTCGTGAGTGCCGCACTCTCCGCATTCCTCGCAATCTCTATGTTGGTGGGGCGTTAGGCGCGATGGGGCAAGAAATCCGATCGTGGCTAAATGATACTGGCAGCATCGGACATGCCCTCTAACTTTTCATTGGTGCGGACGCCTATCGGCGCCGCACAATTCAGACGTTGAGGCTGTAGAAAAAGTCTTCGCTGCCGTCCTCGCTCTTCGTGTTCGCGCGTTACTCGATGACAACGCCCCGAACGGAGAAAAAGAAAGTGGCACGTTTCAAGCCGGTTGACCGCAGTCCTCGTTTCCTCCCGATTGTCCTCGAATCCCAATTGATCCCCGGCAGCTTCGAGCATGCGCTCGACATTCTGGTCGATACCGAGATCGACCTCGCGCGGCTCGCGAAACACTTCTGTAACGACGAAATCGGGGCCCCGGCTTACGATCCGGCGGTGATGCTCAAGATCGTGCTCCTCGCCTACAGCCGCGGCGTCATCTCCAGCCGGCAGATCGAGCGCCTATGCCGCGAGAATGTGCTTTTCATGGCGATCTCAGGCGACAGTGCCCCGCAGTTCTCGACGATTGCAACGTTCGTGCGCGAGTTGGGCGAAGAGGCCTCGGCGATCTTCACCCGGGTGCTTCTCACCTGCGATCGCCAGGGCTTGATCGGTCGGCAGATGTTTGCCATTGACGGAGTAAAGCTCCCGAGCAACGCCGACAAGCAAAGGAGCGGCACCCACGCCGAACTCTTGCGTGAGGCCGAGCGCATGGAGAAGGCTGTGACGAAGATGGTGAAGACCCACAAGGCGCGCGACGCGGCGAAAGAGCCGTCGGATGATTCGGTGAAGGTGCGCGAGCGGATCGAACGCCTGCAGACCGAGGCACGCCGGATTCGGGAATTCCTTGCGACGCACGAAGAACGGCGCTCCGACAAGGGTGCGATCCGCAAGAGCAACGTCACCGACAACGACAGCGCCAAGATGGCGACATCGAAGGGCGTGATTCAGGGCTATACGGCGGTGGCGGCCGTGGACGCAAAGGCACAGATCATCGTCGCCGCCCGGGCTCATGGTTCGGGCAGTGAGCAGAGCGTGCTTCTGCCCATGGTGCAGAGTACTGGGGCCTTGCGCACCGGACAGACGCTCATCACTGCCGATGCCGGCTACCACAGCGAAGCGAACCTGAAGGGATTGTACGAACTGGGCGTTCCGGCCCTGGTTGCCGACGGACTCATGCGCCGCCGCGACGAGCGATTTGCGCATCAGGCGAAGTACAAAGAGCTACCCGACCCTCTCTGGGACAAGACGGTCACCGCAAAGACATCGACGGGAAAATTCAAGCCAAAGGATTTCCACTACGACCCGAGAACGAACAAGTGCATCTGTCCGGCCGGCAAGGCGCTCTACTCACACGGGAGCCACTGCAGCACGAATGGTCGCCAGCACCACAATTTCCAAGGGGCGAAGCGCGACTGCGTGCCATGCGACCTGCGGGACCAATGCCTGCGTCATCCGGAACGGACCCAGACCCGACAGGTGGCGTTCTTCGCGAAGAACCAGCAATCGCCGCTGAAATTCACCGAGCGGATGAAAGTCGCAATCGACAGCGAGCGCGGACGAAAACTCTACGGAGCGCGAATGGCGACGGTAGAGCCGGTCTTCGCGAATCTGCGGCACAATAAGCGGCTCGATCGCTTCACGTTACGAACGCGGCCGAAGGTGAACACCCAGTGGACGCTGTACTGCCTGGTTCACAACATCGAAAAACTGGCGCATCATGGATATGGAGGATAAGAAGGCGGCTGCGACAATGACACTGCCCGATTCAGAGGAGAATCCATGAGCACGACAATTTCGACAGCGCTCACGCCATCGCGCAACCTCGCTTCCTGCGTCGGCTGCAATCGACTTTTTCTACACCTTCGTTAGAAGTAACTTGAGGATCATCATGGACGAGCAACATATTGAAGGCTTGATCAAGAGCGCGATTGAACGAGGGCAAGTCGAGTTCGAAATATCAAAGCCGCGTCGAGCCCTCGTTCTGTCAGTTCCGAAAGACTCGGAGCTGGTTGCCCTGCTCGACCAAGTGTTCAACTTGGCAATGGCAACGTTAATTCCTCTGGACAGGCGAGGCAAAGTAGAGCCCACTCCTTTGTTCCATATAGATCGCTACACCGTGTCACCTACGCCGCGAGAAAGAAGAACTGAAAAAGGCCGCTACCTCTATGACTTCATCTACACACCAAAGTAGAAGTCTTCTAACCACCCAGCGCAGGCGGACGCGCGTGAAGCGTCGTGCCAATCTTCACGACCACGGTCGCGCGCCGCTGGCTGGGAACGTTATGTGTCATAGACAACCACGCTTGGTTGGAGCAACTAAGTGACGACCGGACTAGGCATTCCTGATGAGTATGCTTTGAATATCTACACCGACGGTTCCTCCTACCCAAACAAACAAAGAGCCGCCGGCGTAGGTATCCATCTTGTATGGATGAATGAGTCCGGTGCTGCTGAAACGCAAGACTATGCCCCGGTCGGCTGGCAAAAGGCGACAGTCGACGAAATGGAAATTGAGGCTTGCACTGTCGCGTTGAAGGAAGCTCGGCGGCTCTTCACAGATATGAGCCGCTTTCGAAAGGTCCTCATATTTGCAGATTCGATGTACGTGACTGAGAATTTCGTGAAGGCCATGAACGTATGGCCGAATCGCGCTTGGCGTGGCGCCAACGGCTTCCCTGTAGAAAACATTGATCTTTGGAAGAAACTGAGAAAGGAAGTTAAAGCTTGCCCCATTCGGGTCCACGTTGAATGGGTGAAGGCACACAAATCGAACATTCACAATCGCGCTGCTGACAAGCTGGCGAAGCAATCAGCGTCTATGCCGTTCAATAAGCCCTTTTCTATTAGCGAAACTACGCGAAAGTGGTCCGATAGAAAAACCAAGCGAGGTTGCGTTCCGATTGCAGGTCAAGAGATAAAGATACGAATTATCTCTAGAGAGTATAAGAGGCACGCCAAAGTTTACGAATATCGATATGAGGTGATTGATCCGGCGGATAAGTCATATGGGGACCTCGATTTCGTTCGCTGCGGGCAAGCGTTGAGCCGCAATAAATGTTTTCTAGTCCGTTTGAACTCGGACCAAAACAATCCGTGTATCGAAGAACTGATCGAGGAACTCGATCCCAAAGACTACAAATATTGAGCGGAAGCGAATGACACATAACAAGCGGATCCAGACCGACGCTTTACAGCCGCGCATTTGTACCCTGCGTCGATGCCCTGCTGCGAACGCGCGGCTGCAAAGCGCGGCTGATCTGCGACGTTGGGGCGCTCAATAACAAAGGAGGTTTGACGCTTTGAAAGTACTCATAGTCGTGCTTATCCTTCTGGCTGCTTGCGCCGTTGTCCTCTTCGTGCTCAAGAAGCGCGCATCTTCCAGCGCTAGCGACGCTACGTGGCCGTTCTATGCAAAGAAGCCACTCTCGCAGCCAGAGCAAGTGCTCTACCACCGCCTGCTTGCCGCAATGCCAGAGTGCATCGTGCTGGCGCAAGTCCAGCTGTCTCGGGTTCTCGGTGTAAAGAAGGGGTTCAACTTTCGCGAATGGAACAACCGAATTGACCGCATGAGCCTAGATTTTCTTGTGTGCCTCAAAGACTCAACCATCGTCGCTGCGGTTGAGCTTGATGACAAATCCCACGAGAAGCCATCGCGCATTGAGGCCGACGCAAAAAAGGAAAAGGCATTATCAGCTGCTGGTGTCGCGCTTGTCCGTTGGCACGCCAGCGCATTGCCTGATGAGAATGCCATTCGTCAAGCATTCGCGAAATGAGCCGCGCCCCAACCCTTTGCTGCTGCGGACGGGCCACCAGCGCCTCGCCCGTTTTGTTCCCCGTGCTGGCCCGCCGCAGAGCAACACGTTATGTGGCATAGGACATGACACTAACCTCAACGCAGATAGGTTCGTTGGCCGAGAATCTCGTGGCGAACGAAATAATGATCGAGTCCGGCGGCCGATTGTCACCATTTCAACCGATTGCCGACGACGATGGAATCGATGTCCTCATATATGACAAGAAAACTGGCAAGTCCGCCCCTCTGCAAATCAAAGCACGAACCAGCGCAATCAACAAGCCAGGTAAACAGGAACGCGGGAACACGGTTCATTTTGAGCACAGGAAGGCCACGCTCAATATCGAACGCAACTCTTTCCTGCTTTGTGTTTTGTTGGATGAATCCTTGAGAACCACAGAGCGAGCATGGCTTATTCCCCTGCGGGATGTGCCGCACATTGCGTCAGAAAGGGAAGCTAAATACGTAATCCGTGCTAACAAGCAGGCGACGACGAATGACAAATTCAAAAAATATCAATGCGTGAATATGGCAGAAGTTACGGCAAAGCTTTTTGCGTACTTTGAAAATGCCACATAACAACCCGGCGCAGTCGGACCGCCTCCAGCGCTGCGCGCTTCCGGCGGCCGCTGGCCGGGAACGTTGAGCGGCGGCTTTTCACACTGGACTACTTCCGGTTTGGGTCGCCTGCTGCCTGTCGCAGATTGATCGCAACCGCGTAACTCCTCCGCGGAATTTGTGCGTTGCGGAATGCCAATCCAATATTACTAGCGGAAATCGGATGCCAAATGTTTCATGCGACTTTGCGCGCCGTCGCTTCTGGCACGATCTTCTCCGCGTCGAGCGCGCTCACCGCGAGTTCCGCGAGCAGGCGAAGTGCGACCGCGTTGTTGATCACTTTCTTTTCCTGCTTGACGCGAACGATCGCAGCGAACAGCGCGTTGAACGTCGCAAGCTCGCCGACCAGGACGTGCGCTTTTTTGCTCGCGTCGATTTTTGCGACGAGCGCGAGGAATGCGTCTTTTTCTTCCGGCAGAAAAACAATCGTCAGCTCCTGGTACTTCGGGCGCGTGATGCCGAGCGCCGCCATCGAATCCTCGGTGCATTTGAAGGCGTCGTCGGTCACGCCGCTGTAGCGTTTCCATTCGAGCGAGTTCAAATTCGTGTAGAGCTGCGCGAGGATGTTCGGGTCGTCCTTGCCGTTGATCGCGTTCTGCGAGAGCTGGATCGCCAGGCGCCGCTCCTCCGGTAGCTCGGTGAGGATGTCGAGCACGTCGGCCTCCTCGACCCCGGCCTTGATCGCCGCGCTGACACGGTGATTTCCGCTCAGCACTTCGCCGTGATAGACGACCGGCACACCCATGAGCTTGCCGTCGTGCTTGATGTTCGCGACGAGCTGCGCGAATTCAGGCGGCGTCATGTACCTCGCGTTCTTCTCGAGGAGCTTGAGGTCGCGCAGCTTCACCTTGACGATCCGGCTTTCGATCTGGTCCAGCAAATTTTCTGTGCCACTCATTGAAAACGTCCTGTATGGAAAGGTCGTGAATTGCCGACTGATACTGCAAATGATCTGCCGCGCGCTTGGCCAGCTCGAACACGCCGCGGTATTTCATGGACACCGGCTTGGTCGTGAACGCTGTCGTTGTGATCAACTCGACCCTGATCAGCAGCCGGTGATTGATCGGCTCCATGACTTCACGGCACGCCGCGAGCATCGGGATCAGCTTCGAGATTTTGCGCTCCCGCACAATCGAGAAATCCGACAGCAGGTACAGCTCGCGGGTCTTGTCGCCAAATTGAGTTTGCGAGTAGGTGAACCCGCCCGCGAGCGCGCCGTCGATGAACACCAGGCGATTGATCTGGCCGCTGGTGTGGTCGATTCCTTTCGAGAGGTAGACGTTTTTCAGGTACGTCATGCGCTTGTTGTCGGCGTCGCACACCGTCACCTTGCTCGCGGCCGTGATCGCCTCGGGGTCAACCGCCGCGTACTTGAACGGCGTTTCAGCCCGGAACCTGCGCCGGTAGGACGCTGCGTGATTGTTCGAGTAGGTGTAGACCGGCTTATTCGAACCGCGCCATTCCGTCGTCGGCGCGCGGTCCGCGAGCAACTGATCGGAGATCACGCAGTACGGCAGCTTGCGATCTTCGAGCGAAACGATGAATCCAGGCAGCGAGTCCGGGTTCCAGATCCCGTAGGCTGGCGCAGGCCAGTCGACGTTTTCGTTGAGCAGCTTGTAGATCCGCTCATAGCCGCCCTTATAGGTCGGCGCGAACGCGGCCACGCCGCCCCCGCTTTTCTCGGCGCGATCCGCCTGCAGGAGAAAGTCCCCGCCGAAGTATTCCTCGATCTTGATCTCGGCCACGAGCGCGTTGAGTTTGGGTAGCGCGCTATCGATAAACTCGCTGAAGTGCTCGCAGTAGTGCCGGAAATGCGCCCGCGCAAATTCGTTCTTGCTGGTGAACTTGCCCATCGCCGCCGCGACCATCACCGCCGCTACGCGCTCGCGAAAGCCCAGGCCCGCGACGATCGGCTCGACGAATTCGAGCGCGCCCTTGAACTTGATCGGAAACTCGCGGCCCATCGCCAGCTCGCCGATGCTGCAGGTGAGTAGCGACACGTCGTTCGAGTAGACGCGGCAAGCCGGGTGGCGCATCTTCACCGCGCGATCAAAGCGAAAGCTGCCCGAGCAGCCCACATACACGTCGCCCCACTCGTTGAAGGGCACCGTCGCGAGCACCTGGGCGATGACCTCTTTCGGGACGGCTCCGATGAACATTCGTGCCTCGCTTTTGTGGCGAAAATAGTTGACTTAGCAGGTCAACGTGTTAGGATCAATTGTAGCCAATGGCTATAGTTCTTCGCTAGGCTGCAACCGAAACGGAGCTTCCCCAACTGAACAGGAGTTAAACGATGAAACCGATGTTGGCCGTAAATATCAAAGCGGAGGCGGTGCACTTCCCTGTATTCGCCAGCGCCAAGCTCGACGGCGTGCGCGGCGTGGTGATCGAGGGCAAGCTGCACAGCCGTTCCCTCAAGCCGATTCCGAACCGCCACACCAGCGCGCTATTCAGCCGGCCCGAGTTGACCGGGTACGACGGCGAGCTGATCGTCGGCTCCCCGATGGCGAAAGACGCCTTTCGGGCAACCGGCTCAGCCACAGGCCGCGAAGTCGGCGAACCGGATGTGAAGTTTTACGTTTTCGATAACTTCGCTGCGCCCGGCGGCTTCGAGCAGCGCCTTGCCACTTTGCAGGCACTTCCCGGCGTCGTCGTACTTGAGCAGCGCCTGGTGAAAGACCTGGCCGAGTTGCTGGCGTTCGAGGAACAGATCCTCGCTCTCGGGTACGAGGGCCTGATCCTTCGCGCTCCGGCCGGCGCCTACAAATTCGGGCGCAGCACCGAGCGCGAGCAGGGGATGCTGAAGATCAAACGCTTCACCGACAGCGAGGCCGAAGTCCTCGAAGTGATCGAGGAAATGGCGAACAACAATACTGCGACCCGGAACGAGCTTGGCCGCACCCATCGCAGCACTTGCAAGGCCGGGCTCGCGGGCAAGGGCCGCGCCGGTGCGCTGCGTGTGCGCGACCTGACCAGTGGCATCGTGTTCAACGTCGCGACGAAGGACACAGCAGATGCCGAGTGGTTTTGGGCTCACCGCACCGCAGTCGGCGGCAAGATCGTGAAATACAAGTCGTTCCTGATCGGCGTCAAAGATGCTCCGCGCTTCCCGGTGTTGTTGGGCGGGCGTGAGTCGTGGGATATGTCATGAGCAGCACTCACGATAACCCGTTCCGCCCCGATTACGCGCCGAAAACCAACGCGGCGATCTTCGGCTCCGGCGCAACAAAAAGCCAAGCCCTCGCCGCACTCGAAACGCTGCGCGGCTTCGTCGGCGAGAGCCAACTTGCTGCGCTGCGCAGCGGGATGCGCGGCCAAGAAAAGCAGTTCTTCTTCGACAAGGCGGTCGAGCTTTCCAAGCTGATAGCGGCAATGCCGAAAACCTACGAGCAGGACGGCGTGGGCGAGCTGGCCGTCGTCCACCTGCATTACTTCAAAAACGGGTGCGATTGGTTTATCACCGAGAAGGATAGCGATCCTGACGGCGAGGGGCAGGTTCAAGCGTTCGGCCTGGCAGACTTGTTCCGCGACGGCGGCGAGCTTGGGTATGTCTCAATCGTTGAAATTCTCTCGGCCGGCGGCGAGCTGGATTTCTACTTCAAGCCGCGCGCCCTCGGCGAGATACGCGCCGAGCGGGAATTCGAACGATGAGCGCCATGAGCCATGCAGTTCAAGCGCGACTCGCGCTGCAGCAGCTTGCATCGACGAGCCCCGATCCGCTGGTGCGCGCATTTTGCTATAGCGAACTCGTCCGCATCGACGCGGTAATCGCCGCGCTATATTTCGACAATCACTTGACTACAGTGTAACCAACGGTTATAGTTACATTGTACCAAACGCACCGAACGGCTGCAACCGTTCCGGCGCTTTCCAAAACTGAACAGGAGTTTGAAAATGTCCTCGAATCTGTCCCCGGTTGAGCAACTCAGAGCCGTCGTCCCGCAACTGAGCGCGGGCGACGCGGCGTTCGCCTCCGATATGCTCAAGTTCTACGACAAAAACGCGCGGCTGTCCGACCGCCAGTTCTTTTGGGTCGATAAGCTGATCAAGCGCGCAACCGCGCCGGCTCCGACCACGCAAACCCTAGCAGTTAGCGTGGCCAGGGTGTTCGAGCTGTTTGCCACCGCCCGAGGCCAAGGGCTGAAATATCCGAAGATCCGGCTGCAAGCCACCGATGGCGGGCCGGTCGTGTTCGCGCAATCCGGCGCAAAGTCCAAATTCGAAGGCCAGGTGCAGGTGACCGACGGCCAGCGGTTCGGATCAAATCGCTACTTTGGCCGAATCGACAAAGACGGCGTGCTGCATGAGGGCCGCGATCTGGATGCCGACGTGCGCGATCTGATCACGAAGCTGGCGGCGGACCCAGAAGGCGTCGCTTCAATCCACGGGCACCGCACAGGCGAGTGCTGCTTCTGCCGCACGGCATTAACCGATGCGCGTTCCGTAGAAGTCGGTTTCGGGCCGGTGTGTGCCAAGAAATTCGGCCTGTCCTGGGGCAAGGCGGCGGTCAAAACCGTCCACGTTGAAGTCGAGGGGCAGCAATGAGCGCAAAACTCACTTTCGATATGTCCGAGCTTCGGCCCATCATCGAACACGCGAGGGCGGCGAAGGAATTCACCGCTCCCTACGGCATCGGCAAGCCGGTGCCGAGTTTGTATTTCGTGAAAGATTCCGGCATCTACCTGATGTCGGCGTCGAAGGAGCGCCAGCTTGACCCGAAGCATTCCGGGCCTAGTCCGAAGAACTTAGTCGCCCATGCCAAGGGCTACGAGCCCGAGGCCGAAGATTCCTGGGAGAAATGCCGCGAAGCAGTGGGCGGCGACGATTTCGCGGAAGCCCTCCCACTTGCTTGGTTCACGAGCGCGCTCGATGCCGGCGCAACGAAACTCCACCTGCATGTGAGAGAGAAGGCGATCCGTGCCAGCACCACAGTCCCGAAACGGAAGCCGTCATGAGCACCAGAGTCCTGAATCAAAAGACCGGCGACTACCTGACCGACGACGAAGTTATCCGCATGGCCGTCGCCATCCTGACGCACCGTTTCGGCCTGACGCGCGCCTCGCTCAATTCGCCCGGCGCCGTGCGCGACTACCTGCGGCTGACGCTCGCCAACAAAGAGCACGAGGTATTCGTGTGCGTGTGCCTCGACGCTCAGAACCGCGTGATCGCGGTCGAGGAGCTGTTCCGCGGCACGTTGACGCAAACGAGCGTGTACCCGCGCGAAGTCGTGAAGATGGCCTTGCATCACAATGCCGCTTCCTTGCCACCGGCGACCACGAAATGGTCGAGCACTCGAACGTCGATCAGCGCGAGCGCGCCCTTGAGCGACGTTGATCTTTGCTCATAATCACCCGTCCGGCGTGGCCGAGCCGAGTCATGCCGATCAGATGCTAACTGATGTCCTTTTCCGAAAGGGGCTTGCTATGAATTGGGCGCAGATCAAGCGGTTCTGCTTTACCTACGCCCTGGTCGGCGGCGCGTGGCTCGAAGATGCGAGCGGTTACCGCAGTTGGGAAACCTACAGCACGATCAAAAAGCACTTGGGCGCTGACTGGTGGCGAGCGCAG